TGCTTTGTCATTGATATAATCCGGAAATCTTTTTTAACCTTGGTGCTTTCTCCAAAACTATATACGTCATAAACTCCCGGAACTTGGGAAAATGCTTCCGAAACATGTAGTTGCGTATAATTCCCCGCAGAGTCTGACACTGTTTTTTCCACGATGGTATCATCAGCGAAGCGCACGCGTAATTTATAGGTTTTAGCGTTTTCAATAGTGACTGTGCGATCAAGTTTTATTAAGGTTGTACTGCTACCGGATTTAATGCGTCCTGACATTCCCCACTGAGGCACATCGTGAGCAACGCTTATCAGATCGCCGGCCTGGCAAGCCACAGCCTCAATCGCAACTTTAAAATTTACTGTACGATTTACATATTTAGAATTTTTCAGCGCATATCTTCCGGCGCGCAATGCATAACTTGATCTGGTTACAAATAGCTGAACTGACTGCTTGCGCATCGGCTCCCCGGCTGCAAGCGCATCTTCGTCTATTACGGCTATTGTTTCCTGCATATAATCTTTCTCTGAGTCAAGATATGAAACCTCAATTACATTCGGAACATCTTTTTTGCTCTTCCAAGACTGGGAGAAGCTTCCCGCAATTATATTACCCATACCAAACAGCTGTACCGGTACTTCGGCCCGGTCAATCTTTATCTTTATATATCCACCTGAATAAAAAGCAAACCCATGAAAAGTGCTGCACATTTGGGTTATTAAATCAACCGCTTTACCAGTACCGTCAATTACTATGTCTATTCTGTGCCGCTTTTCATAACCACCATTTCCGTCTGATATTTTCTCGTCACAATATTGCGACATCAAAATAAAATCCGGGTCGGATATAGCAAGTCCGTCTATAAACTCGCCAAGCCCATACCGAGTATTCGTTAACAGATCCCGCAAGCACCACACAGGGTTTGCTGTCCAGCGATCAACATAAGTGGTTCCATCCCATGTGCATACAGCGTCATCCTCAAATCGTTTGTATTGCGAAGTCGCGCTATCATAATAATAATCCTCCCAAAGCACTTCCGCGCTGTCATACATTATTTTGGGTTGGCTGACTTTCCTGCCTTTAACAACTGCTGTGATTTTTGGGACAGTGCCACTTAGTTGTTCTGTGGCCAGCACCTTGATTCCAAGCAGCGCAGTGTTGGGGTAAACAAGATCATCATTTTTGATTTCGCCAATACTCTGGATATACAGATCTCCGATATGGTTAAAATCACTATCGTTTGATACCTTGGTAACTTTAATATCATACTGCCCTGCGGCCATCGAATCTTTACGGAAGATTTTATTTGATGTTGTACGCGTTTTGTTGCTGATAGTAAACGTGCCAAGGTCAGAATATACACTGTCGGAATGCAGTTTATATTCGACTTTATACATAATTTGCCATGATGATATATTGCCATTATCGTCCACAGCGTAAAGACCGTTAGGCATGTGGAATATAAGCTCAAAAGCTTCAACATCATTATCCTGAGTAGTGTATATATAAGGGACGTCTTTAAGCAGCTGCGTATTTACGCCATAGATGTTTTCCAAATCGTTAAAGTTAGGGATTATGCCCTGGTTGTTTGTCCCAAACCTCCGGGAAACCTCTATTTCTCTGTAATTGTTTATAGGGTTGTCGTTTATGTTGATGTTCTCAATGCTTTCGATTTCGCCCTCACACAAAGAAATAAGCATGTTTGCGACTCTGTCATCTGTTCGTGTTGTTGATACACGCTTAATATTTGCGCACAGTCCAGAATAATACCTGGTATTCTTTGGGCAATCTCCCGGGTATAAATTATCAATTGCGCCCAATGTAATACGGAAATCATATATACCTTCGGCCAGTTCCAACACAAAATTTAACCCTTGTAATGCATAATATCCCGATCCAACACTGCCGTATAATGTCCAGGTTGAATCAGATGCAAGCTTATATTCTATTATGTAGGAATAAACGAACCCGCGTTGGGTATCATATGGATTACTGCTTTGGAATGTATGTGAGTAAGAATTCAAATTAAACTTTATACCCTTTATTGCCTCGCTTGTCCTGAATGTGTTTACATATCCGCTTGCGGTTTCATTTATGGCAGATATAGCCTGATAAATATATTCATACTGTTTATTCGCGTCCACAAACAAGTTGATTATATTGCCGCCAATACGATGCTCGCCATAAACTATAGGCACAGGCAATCCGACATCCTGAGTCGTCTGTATTCCGTTCCAGGAGTATGTTGGGCTGCTCTCTTGAAAATTACCTGTAACCGAGGCAGTGCCATAATTTGGCCGGGTTGCCATGGCTTGCGTTAAACCCATCAACCCCATCATCACCAGCGCCGGATTTGATGTTGCTATTCCTAATACTGTCGTAATTACTGCGCCTATTATTGAGCCGTTATTTTCACCATCTCTAATTTCAGGGGTGATGATTATTTCGTCTCCGTCTACTATTGAGACGTTAAAATCAGTTATCTGTTTTCCGGACACAATAACCCGGTTTCCGTTGACGTCAAATCCGGACATCGCAATATAATCCGCTACACTCTGTGACGCAATATAATCAAATATCTTTGTTTCCCGGCCTTTATCGTCTAATATGTTCGGTATCCATTTAATAGTTATCATTGTTTTAACCTGTAAATTCCGTCAATGCGCTGGCCCCATGGCTTCTCGTACAAATTCGAGACAATAACACCATGCCTGCAGCAATGAATAAATTTTCCTCCGCCGAGATATATCCCACAATGGTTTGCAACATCAATGCTGTTTTTAAATAACACAATATCCAATGGCTTAGAAACAGCAACATGTTCCCACTGCTTTGAATAGTTTTCAATGAAATAGTTTCCGCCCTGCCAGCTCCAGCGCTCAGCATAGTCAGATATATCAAGCAGCTCATAACCCATATCACGATAAACCAAAATAACAAATCCCCAGCAATCCAGCCCGGACATATCGCGCCCATGATGCTTATATGGTATTCCCAGATACTTGTTGATTATTTCCTTTGCTGCTATCATAGACCCATTACCTTCCGCATTGGTATTGCCGGGAAGCCGCCAAACCGCTCCTGATTTGACAGATCGCGGCACCGCTGAAACGTTTTATTGCAAGATGTTTCGGCGCCCCCATATCCGCACTCGGTTGACTTAAATTTCCATGCGCAGTAATTCCGGCTATACCTACGCCCAGGCAAATCAACATTTAACACGTCAAACTTGCTGGTTAACGTAAATTCGGCCACGGCCTGATTAGCCGTGATGGTATCGATATAATATATATCGTCTATCTTGGCATTCACGTCTGACAACTGGTTGGCCCATACCATCGTTATTTTTACTTTTTTTCCGCGCAGGTCATTTGTTTCCAGATACCCCTGTATTTCGCGCGAGACATTACTGACGCTTATTTTAATGCTGTCAATCTGTCCATTTATATTCTCGCTTATGTAATCATGCTTGATCGGGAATTTGGTGTATGTTATATCATCAAATACAACGTCAATATCATATTCTGCGAAATACAGGTTATTGCTGCCGTCATACGCATAGATTGTGTAAAGGAATATCGGGCGGTTGCTGGCTTTATTTTTCTCTGCCTTGAATGTTGAATTAATACTACGCATTATCTCACCTCAATGAATGTGAACTCGAATGAGTATATGTTTGCAAATCGCCTTATTAGAGCAATTTCATCTTCAGCAAACCGAACTGTGTATTCTGTGTTGTCTGCCGGATTTGTCCAGGTAAACGATGCATAACGTCCGCGCTTCGTCTCAAAGAATGATTTAACCGTGTCATATGTTGTTTTCGTACGGTTCTCGAATTTAATCCTCCAGGAGCGCACAGGATTTTCATATAAACTACGCCTTTGCTCAGCCCCGTTTTCAAACTCTGATACAGCAGTTTTATACTTGGACCTCAGTTCGATTGCGTTATCCGGAGATATTGTAAAATCACTCATGGCTTAACTCCTCTTAACTATACTGCGCAGCGGAGTATTCTTTTGCAGCGCGTTTGCGATTATAGCCTCGATAGTCTTTGAATTACGCATTATATCGGAAGTGTCCCATGCCTGTATAACAACCATGTTCCCGCCGGATCCGGCAGCAGCCGGCGCCATCCCGCGGTTAATCCGCGCAAAGTTTTCCGGGCCAAGGGTGCGCATACCGGCTTCAGACATTATCCCCTCGCCCTGCTTGACTACAAGCCCTTCATTGAGCGCCATTCCGGAGTGGGCGCGAATAACGCCTCCGTCGTGCTTGCTCATTACTCCTGATATCCATTGCATTACACCAGAAAAGGCTCCGCCTTTCTCTGCCATTCCAGACAAACCTTCAATTATCTTCTTTGTGGCAAGCTGCGCCATTACGTCAGTAATTATGCGTAGCAGGGATTCTGAGAATCTTTTAAAAACGTCACCTAAATCATCCAGCTTCCCAGTGAAAACGTCAAAGAACAAATCAGAAAATGTCCGATTCATCGCTGAAGCCATATCGTGCGCAACTTTTACACCAAGTGCACCGAAGTCCCCAAGCTGTTCTTTTATGTCTTCTAGGCCTTTTTTAAATCCTTCAAAAAAGTTACCGGGCTTTTTTTCTGAACTTAAAGACTTAAACTTTTCTATCATTTCTAAAACATTTTTGTATACTTCGATCAACTTCTTAATGGATGAGTCAAGAATATTGTTGCCTATCTTTTCACCCTTAAACACCTTTGTTATTAAATCTGCGGCTTCTTTCAGGTTTTTATTTGCCAATTCATCGGTTGATTTTGACAGCCCGTCCATGTTACCCTTTGCTTCGTTTAACCAAATTGACAGATCTTTAAATTCGTTTTTAAATGGAAGAAAAGGTATTTTGCTACCCCAATCACTTAACTTAGATAGCCACCATAATGCGTCGCTTATCATGGAAAATATTGTGCTACTGATTTTTTCCAAGACCCCAACAGCACCCTGCATAATACCAGTTGCAATATTTACAATATCACCTATCATCTTAAAATATTTGCTTATACCATTAATTATTAATTCAATAAATTTAATATAAATCTCAATGGGTTTAAATAATGGTGATATTAATTCAAAAAATATAGTTACTGCTTTCACAACCGCACCAACAAGTGAACCAACGACATAAATTATCGATTCAATCAGTTTTTTAAATGCGGTTTTTATAATATCCAAATTTCCGCTTACTTTAAAGAAAAAATCCTTTAGTATATCCCAGTTTTTAATTATTAATCCAGCTGCTATACCTATCGCTAATATGGCAGGTAAAAACCCAATTAGTCCAGATGTTACACTGACAATTGTTGATGCCAATATTATTAAGCTTCCAGTAAATCGAGCCACAACTCCAACAGCTGTTAATGACACTCCTCCTAATAAAGTAAACTGCAATATTGTGTCTCGTGTAGATTTTGGCAGTCTTTCAAACCAATCAACTAACCCAGACAATATTTCGACTAACGATTCAAATATTGGAGTAACGGATTTTGATATCGTAATACTAATATTGTCAAAAGTGTTTTTTAATTTGTTCATGGTTCTTGTAGCATCTGCAGAGTATTGCGATGCTCTAGCCATGGCCAGGCCCATGGGGCCAGCAATTGCAGCACCAACGAAAATAGCCTTTTCACTTACTTCCCTCAAAGCAGAACCTGCTTTTCGCATACTCTCGCCCATGCTCTCAATGCTTTTTTTTACCCCTGACATCGCCCTGGTAAACTCATCTTTCAACCGCAAATGTACGTTCAGTTCCTTATCTGACATCTTTGTTTTCCTCCTTCTCAAATCTACGAACCCATTGTTCAACCAGATAGATTGCCTGGCATACTTTAGCCGGTTGATCCAACCACCCGCCGGAATTCGGGAGCAGTGACTTTTCCCACATCTTGTAAGATTCCAAATACGCTGAGCTTTTGGAAGTTACGGACTTTACCGGACAGCGGGTAAATTCCATGCCCATGCTGTCCGGTATTCCATGCAAAGTATATGCTTCCACATCCTTAACGCATCCCTGCTCCGCGCGCATCTGCGGTGTACAATCGCGGCAGCTTACGCCATTCATGTTGACGTAAACTGCCAGTATCAGTTTTTTTCTTCTTCTCCTGATACGAAATTGTATTTAACCACCGCTTCTAACAGCTCGGACAACACTTCAAATGGGATAATGTCAATTGTGGAATCGTCCACGTTGTCCAGGTTAATCACTTTGTTGCCAACTTTTATCCCGTGAATTTCCTTCACTCCGGCCTTTAATATTTCCGGAAGTTTTGCGAACATCTTATTCACGTCAACCGCTTCGCCTTTGCCTTCAAATGCTCCATCGAACAGCTTAATCTTCTGCCGGTTACTTAGCGGGCGTAAAATAAACTTCGTAGGCGTTTCGCCTGAATCCTTTTTACTGACAAACTCTTGCGTTTCATGAATATCTATACCATTAAGCATTTAAAACCTCCCTGTTGATAACATGTGGATAACTATGGATTACCTGAATTTAAACTGTACCTCGTCATTGCCTGTGTTGCGATTAAACCGAAGAGGAATATTCAAATAACCTAAACCATTCTGCTGCTCTTCTGATATAGACTCGATTTGCGCCTTTGGCATCGTTACTTCGATTATATTGCCATCTGCTGAGCCAACTGTAATTGAAACTGCGCTTTCAGTTCCGGCAACAAGCAATGATCTGAAATTCTTTGTGCCAAGAGCAACCATTGAGGGCGTATATGTGCCAGACGGTTTACGGCCGGAAATATGCACCGCCGCAACTCCGCCTGCAGCATTTGCGCTTTCTTCGTCCGCCAGGCTATTGTTCAGCGCAAATGTCAACCCGCGCGCGGAAAGCTGCGTCCCGCCAAAAGACAGTCCTGAGCTTTGGACAATGGGCGGCTTGGTTGTCTCGAAAGACATGCCTGAAGGATTGGCGATGTCCACCGGATCATTAACAAGCCCACGCATAAGAAATTCAATACGCGCCACTTTTCCGGCTTCCATTACCAAATTGGTAATTGTCCCGCGGCACCCGGTTAACTTCTCAAGTATTGAACTTGCGTCGCCGAGCTTGTAATAATAAACTGTTACTGCACTGCACCCATCGCTGAGGCTTGCCGGTGTGTAAATAACACTTGAACCAGCGCTTACCGTTTCTGCGAATCCGCATGCCTGAAATAACGCTCCTATACGCGGGGCAGTACCTTTTGTGCCGCTTCCCTTAAGGTCAACTGTGAATTTAATCTCCTGCATTCTTTTCCCGGACACAAACCCGGAAGGAGACAAGTCGGCCTGAAATGTATCAAGCTCTTCCTGGTCAACAGGGGCAGAGTGCTGAATATCCCGGGCCTCAATTGCGTTTGCAGCCGGCGTTGGTGTCGGATCAGTACCGTAAACGCTTTCAAGCTTTGCCAACAACACTTTCTTCTTCCACAAAAAAACCATAAAACTGTACCTCCTATTTAAGTTCTAACCCCGCGGGTTAATTGGTACTGCACAACTACCGGCAAAGTAAATGTGAACGCCGGATTATCTATCTCAAACAAGGCAGTACCGTAGGTTAAATGCACGGCTCTGCCATTCAGCATGCGGTTGGCATCAAGAGCGTTTTTAACATCGTTCAACAGGTCAACTATACCCTTATTTGTGACATCTCCAACAACCTGATGATCATCGTCATACAATTGTACTGCACCAACAAGAATTACCCGGCATGTCATTTCCTGCAGGGGATATGTTTCTTCACTTTCTGCTTCCTCTGCCGGATTTATGCATATAACCGGGAAACTAAGTATTCTTTCCCTGGGCCCGAGTAAAACTTTAACGCCTGCGGCTGTTAATGCCGCATTTGCTTCAAGCACCGCCTTGATCTGTGTTATAATATCCGCAGTATTGCTCATTTCCTTCCCTCCAAAACATCTTCAACAACCTGCCCAAGTATGCTCATAACCCGCGGCTCCATCTGTTCTAAAGTCCTGGTCAAATAATGATGCGGTTTAATCGTTACTTTCTTGCGAAGAATGAACAACGCCTGTGCTTTCGTTTTGCCTACTTTCTGCATTATTATCGGTCGCCCCATCCCGTCACGGCTCATCCATGTGTTGGGATACATCCTTGCCGTAGGATACTTCATCACTCCGGCGCGCGTTAATGCTGCGGCCAGAGGTATTGTCAACCATGCGGACTTTACCGGGCGTATATCGCCGCCGTCTTCAAGAATATCGGCGTAAGGCGCTCTTTCTCCGCTACGCACTCCGCTGCCGATCACGTCCTCGATGTTATCTTTATGGTTTACTGTTACGCTGCTAATAGTTTTTTGCAGATATCCGCTGCGTTTCTGTAAGTCTTTGTTATTTACGCGCTCGCGCATTATGCCTTCGGTTTCGATGGCTATAGCCTCCATACCCTTAATAAGGGCCGAAGCCTGCTTTTCAATGCTCAGCTGCCCAAGCCGCCGGTCAAGTTCCTCGCGGTCTTTCTCGTCGATTGTAAACGACAGCCGGTTATCTACTTTTTCAAATGGCATTAGAGTCCACCGCCAGCATAATTTATGTACTGGTCCAGTGTTTCATATGCAGATTTTCTCATGCTGGCCGGGGTATAGCTGATACTTTCTCCAGGTTGAGCATTAACGGACGTGCGGCCCTGCAGGAGATCTGCTGCAACAAGCTTGCAAATCGCAAGTTTTAAACTTTCCGGAACAGCAGTTCCACCAGTGCCGTATCCTCCCGAGTATGCAACTTTAACAGTCTGTTGACCTTCAAAAAAACAAGCTCCGTTAATCAGTACAAGCTTGCCTGTTTTGAGGTTGTCCAACGCAAGAATATCGGAAGATGAAAGCTGTGTCCCGGCCCCAAATACGTGTAGGCTGTCCACATATATACCAGTTATAGCCTTTACCGGATAGCGCTTAACCTGTGCAATATCAGTACCGTCGCCGTCAAGATATTCAACCTCTGTGGCATTGTAATCAAATAGCCTGTCGCAATACTCTTCTGCTTTTGCCTGCGCCTGCGGAATTAGCGCATCAATGGCCGCATCCTGGCTTGTGTCCGCGCTCTTTATGCCAAGAAATGATTTTACGTCTGCTTTAACTATTAAAGCCATTGGACTGCTCCTTACCAAAAATATCATCGTTAATTTGCTCGAGCGTCTTTACCGTCTGAGGTCTATCATCAATAAGCGCCCCGCCCATTGTTATGGTATCTTTAACAATCGCGCAGGGCAATTTAATTGCAACGTTAACAATAGCGTTAAATAGTTTCATTGCGTAACACCTCCCGAAGTATATCATCCAATCTTTCAGCGGCATGCCTCCAAGTCATAGTGCGATGGATACGCCCGCTTGCATACTTGCTTTTCTGCAATGCTTCCCGGTAGTGGCTGACAACATAAAACATTTTTTCAGCCATATCTACCGCCCTGGGGACATATACGCGGGCAGTCAAATCATAATTACGCATAGCAGTTGCCTCAATGTCGTAATCAATGGGATACCCACACTTTTCATCAAAGAACTCTGTAACACCTGTTACGGCGGTTGATATAGCAGGGCATCCGGTAGCTAACGCCTCGCATAGTGTCAGCCCCCAACCTTCTCCGGATGTGGGGAATAGAAAACAGTGGGCATCATTGTAGAGGCTAACCAACTGATCTATGGGCAGCTTCCTGGTATCAAAGAATATGTTCTTGTATTTGCCATACACTTTGAGTTTGTCTGCTTTATCCGGAGTCGGCAGCTTTTGCAGTATACGCCACAGGGCCGCACGTCCGCCTTCTGTTGAAAATATCTGTTTGCGGTGCCTCCATGTGTTCCGTATGGTTTCCTTAAGCTTTGTTTTCGGCATTGTAGTTTTTATGTAGAGTTCACATTCAGGCATTTGTTCAATAAGGTTGATTACTTGCAGTATCTGTTGATAACCTTTTCTGGGGTTAGGCGCTCCACTCCAGAAGAATCGAAAACGCTTAGGCTTACTCCACCATTTTAAATGCCGGTTTGTTATCCTGTCTAATATATTCCTTGGTTTTGGAGGAACATACGAAACATTTGGTCTTAATGGAAAACTGCGCTCATGGTACTTAAACACATCCGGATCAATTCCTTCATTACAAACGTAGATTGGCTTTCGAGTGTACCGGGAAAATAAATCCTTGCACCAGCGGCATGGGACAATAATTGCGTGTAAGCCCTCCATGTTAAACGCATCAATATATGACTGCGGCACATCAAGCGCTTCCCACATTGTAAACAGCACGTTTATTTTCCCGCGGATTGGCTGAAAATGGTCCGCTGATACTATGTGTAATGCGATAGGACCGCTATCATCTAAATCCATTATCTCGCTGCTGTATTTGCGCATAAAAGAATTATGGGTGTCATATCCCAGGGCATTACCTGCCCGGGAACCTTCTGGCCTAACCCAAAATACTTTTACCCTGTCGCGCTGTTTCTGCATCTGTTCGCTCCTTGCCGCTATTCTGCGGTTTATTTGCTTTCCATATCCTCAGGCTTAACGGCCTTATTGTATATGTCTTTGGCTGTCCTTTCGCTCACGCACTCGCGCCCACAATCGCAATACGTGCGTATGTCAGTGCGCGCCATGCGAGATTTACGACAATTTGGGCCCGGGCAAAATACTCGCGCCATTGTCGGCTGCTCCTTGTCATTCTGCGTCTGCTGTCTTGTTCCACCTGCCATAATACGTTACCTCCTATCTATTCGTTACTACCGCTTGTTAACGGTTACCTTATCACGATCACAACCCGCGCATCCGTTGTAATTATCGCACGGCGTCATCTGTCTATTGAGAACAAACCCCGGATCAAGGATATTGCCCAGGGCTGGAGCGCCTTTGTGCATATCGTTTACGCATCGGAATGCTGTGCCGTCCGGGTAAACTTGTAAATGACTCATCCCTGCAGAGCAGGTAACTGGCACAACATCGTTGCTCAATGCGTTAGACCGGTCGCTACCGATATACCGAGCAATTAACTGCCGTTCCGCTTCGGTATATTTGAAATCTCCATCCTCATCGTTGCGGCGGCCGTAGTAATCGACATGGAACCGAAACCCTTCACGCGTAAACGCATCTTTATAATCCTGGAGCATATACAACTGTTCCGGCCATGTAACAAAATTAACTGTTACAGGATACTTGCGTGCGCGCAGGAGCTTTGCCTTGCCAAGAAACCGGTCGTAATCCATTTGCGATGGATGGAAACTGATTGTCATTGAGAGTATGCGCTCGCGCGGTACGCGCTGCACAAACTCGGACAGATCACACTTTACGTTGGTGGTAATGGCAACACGCGTACTTTCCGGAAGCATCGTTAACAAATCCACGAATCCCGGAACGAGGAATGGTTCTCCCCCTGTGATATCAAGTACCTGGGGAGAGAGGCGAGACCATGCCGCGGACCACTCTTCCGGATTAATATTTGTTTTGGGGTGAAACTTTTCGAGAGAGTGCCAAGCCCAACAATATGGACATTTCATATTGCACACATCGGTAATAAACCAAACTGCTGATCTTAACATTGATTCCTCACTGTTTAACATTTTCTACTAAACCCCAGAGATGGGGCCCACCTGGACAGGGACAGGCAGGCCCCAAGCTCGATATTTTCTATTATGCAGCTGTAACTATGCGCCCAAATGCTGCTTCCATCGCCCTGGCTAAGGCCCAGCGTGAGAATACAGCAAGACGGGTTTCGTTATAATCCATACGTGTGTATGGGTCAACTTTGAGCGACAACGTACCCATACGACGGCCGATATAGTAATAATCGAAGTTCCCGAACGCAATAAATCCCTTATTTGCTCCAGTTGCGGACTTTGCAACGCTTTTAGCGCTCTGGAAGTATGGATATTCCCATATCATTCCGGGTTTGGATTCGCCGGGCCGCGCATAAACATATGCTCCATTGTTGTCTTTAAGGACTTTAACGAGATGCATTATTGTGCGGTGGAGTATCCAACGAGCATTGGCGGCATAACCTTCAGGTATAAGAGAGGCCAGCTCGTCCAGATCGTCAGCAGTTACCGATGAGAAGTTAACCAGTCCGGATGCAAGAACAACCGAGTATCCAGCAGCAGCAGTAAGAATACCGCTTACCGGGTCGCCAGTGCCGTTGAGTATCTGGTTATCAATCTCCTGGTTAATTGCATAGCTCATAGCGTTGGCAATTTCGCTGGTTAAGTCAACATTAGCATCTGCCAGCAGGTCATTATCAACTGTGCCGTAGCAATCCAGATGCTTTGCCGTAAGAGTCAACTGCCCATAAGTGTTTTTGCTTCCGGTCCTCTGCTCATTTGCAGTACGCCATGAGGACGAGAAAAGCGCGGTTTCACGCGGCACTTTCTTCACGTCGCTGGACATATCAACCACTTTGCAGAATTGCAGACCGAAAAACATATCACGATTAAGCCTGATGATGTCCGGGGAAAACTCGTCCGGGATTAAGAAACCACCGTCCGCGTCAACTCCGCTCGACATATCCGCTTTGCGATAAAACTCCATCAAATCGGCTTTCGCCTGCATGTCTGGGTTTACTGGACGCGAAGATTTCACCAAATCAATGAAAAATTTGGATAGCTCTTCTACTTTTTCGGGCTTCGAAAGAGTTTTAAGACCTTTTGCCTTGCCTTCGCTCCCAAGGAACGCTTCCCCAAGGTTGCAAAGTTTATAACCTTTATACTCGCCTGAGCGTACAATTCCAGGCGCGCCAAATAGTTTTTCAGTAGGCAATGCCTCAATCTTTTTAAGCCGTTCTTCTATGGCTTCCACTTTCGCTGCCTTCTCTTCAACCGCCGTTACCTTTTCGGCAACGGTTTTAATCTGTGCGCCAAGAGTATCAGTTACCGACTTTATGCCGGACTGTACGCTTTCTTTGACCTTCTCCAACATCTTTTGGAGTTCGTCCATTGTTTTATACCTCCGCTTTAGTATCTGGCGTGTTAAACGCCGTTTTTATTGTATCGAGCACCGCATCCCCTACTTTGGTCGTTTCTATGGTCGCCTTATGGCCTTTGGCCAGGTCGCCCAAAACGTCCGTAGAGTAGTGCTGCTCGCTACTTGTATTATGATGCCCACTTGGAAGCGTCCCCTCTGCGCTTTTATTCCCAGTGGTAGATTTCTGCGGAACACTTGCTACGCCTTTGCCCTGGTGGGGCAACATCTCTTTTAAAACTCCCTCTTCTATTGCCTTCACTGCCAATGACAGCAGGCTTGTTTCCAGTGCCATTGCATTACTGCGGGCCTGTAAGGCTTGGCGGCATGCCGGCACAAGCACCTGAGATACTTCGAGTAGCTCAATGTCGGTATAAATGCGCCCGGTAATATAGCCCTGTTCATCTGTCTTATTAGCCCAATCGTAAGGATAAAACCCAATGGAGTATGCGGCGATTTTCTGCTTTACCAACTGCCAAGCCCAATCGGCCTCGGGGTTGCCCATACCCACGTAATACTTAAACGTGCAGTCAAGTCCACTATCAGTTACTTTCACGTCTATTGCCTCGCCGATCTGCCGCAGCAAACTGCTGTAGCTATGGCTCGAGAGTAGAACTGGGTGCGCCAAATAATATTGCAACCGCTTTGCAAATGACGATGGGATCACCTCATCATCCTGCCGGTCATTGTCTTTTGTAGATACCGTAACTGTTACGGTATAGTTTTTCTCATCAAAGCTTTTTACGGTCCCCAGGAACGTTTTTAAAACTTTCTGCAATTCATCCATTTTTTATTGCCCTCCTCTTATGATGGCTGTCTCATTATAGGCCGCTTTGTACAGCGGCAGTTAATTATCTCTTTTGCCGGTCCGTTAATGTCGCCGGGATACAATAGTCCATTGCTGAATACTATTCCGATTGGGCGTATTTCAAGCCCGACTCCTGTGCCTGGCATATGGCTGGTTCTTGTGGCCTCATCTCCTGCGTTAAGCCATTGTCCTCCCCAAACATCAAAAGCAGCATAAAACTGGTCACTGCCACCGTTTAGCGCGCCGGTTGTTTCGGTTCTGGCAATAGTCATTGCCCTATTGCCAGCCATATTGTACACTTCCCGGATCTGATCTGGCAGGATAGATTGAGCAAGTTCTGAGATAGTCGCTCCGGATGCAGTTGCGCTTTCAAGAATTTCTCTGATCTGATTCCGTACTGTATCCGTTATGTTTGTAATCTTGTCTGCCCTGATTTGAATATAACTATCAAGCATTCTTTCAAACTCTTCAGGCGTTAACGCTTTTTGGGGCATCCATGATTTGCCGTATCCGGTTAATTCCCTCGCCAACTGAGCTCCCTCGTTCACAATTGATGCAAATACCGGCTTAGAATATTTGTGTAAGGATGCTTTTTCATCATCCCAATTAATCATTTTCATCAGGTCAATTTGTCCATCTTTCAACAAAGAAAGGCATTGGGCACGCTGCTCCATAAAAAAGCGGGACACTTTTTTTTCGAGTATGGGTTCAAACCGGGAGTGTCGGACAAGGAAGCGTTTCCATGTCGCCAAGTCTGCAAAATCTCGTACAACCTCCACAACTTGGCTTGCCGACTTTGCAGGCTCAGAAGACGCCGCCGGCTCTGCTGGAGCTACTGCAGGTTCGTCCGGTTTCTTTGGGTCGCTCGCGGGCGGCTGTGACTGTCCGTTGGCGTACATATCGTATTGATCTGCCGGGATAACCGACAGCGGCAACCATGCCGTATTTCCCCAGGGATAAGGTTTAAATCCGAGGTTTAGCTTTTCGTTAATGTCATTCAGTGGCACATTGAGCTGCTGCATCTTAAGCGCAACGTCAATTTTTGCGTAAAAATCTTCAAGGAACGCAGGGACATTGGATAAATCAAAAAAGAACTCTATAGATGCATCAATCTGATTTACAAGCCCACGGTTAAACCCTGCCTCAAATTTCTTTAAAATTGGCACCAACGCATATAGCCAGAAAACTTTCATTTGCCCTTGGAATGTAGCATAGTTAATGCCATCGGTGATATTAAGTAGAGCTTTTGGAACTCGCCATATGCCGAGTATCTCCTCGCGCGTATACCGCTTTTGCTCAATGAAATCCATATCTTTATGGCTCGGCGTCATGCCTCCCGGCTTAAGTCCACTGTCAAACACTGCGGCATTAAATGCACGACTTGCCCCGGAATGCTGCTTTTTATACCAGGTTAATAAATCTTTTTTCTGCTGAGCGGTCAGCCGCTTGTCGGTTGACAAATAGAACCCCGGGGTTGCATCGTTATCAAAGAATGCCTTGTTAAAAATCAGTGTCGCGTAATCAATATCAATCTCGTTTTTTCCGGCCGCAGTTGGTGCAAATCCGCGGAAGTCGTCATATGGATTAAAACTCTTGATATGGATAACGTCTTCTTTGGGAAAAAAGAAGTTGCTGTTATATCTCCACCCCTGAAATACTTTATTCTCAACTACGCGCTCAAACCGTTTCGGGTTAAATGTCCATAGTTCTGCCGGCATTTTAGATGTTCCCGCCACCTGCCCCAAACTGCGTTGCTTTACAATAAAGCATTCTCCATACAGCGCATAGAACCCGGTACACGCCTGTATAAAATCGCTACCGCTCATCAACGGATTAGGCGTTTGCATTAACCGAAGCAAGTCCTCAGGGTAAATCTCTTTTTTCGTCTTCTTCTCCCGGAATGCTAACTCTGCCTGAGGCACATTGTCTGCCAATGCCATGATGGCTTTATAAACACTTGCGGACTGCTCAAACGGTTTTGATACATACGTACCAAGCTGCGCGCCTTGGATAATTGCGGCCAACTTATCCATTTGCCCGAGATCTCCAAATTCATTTGCCTTGCTTCGGGCCGCACGTTTTCGCGCCATTGGCTCCGGCGCAGGTGCTGTTCTTTTTTTGCGTTTGAGTAGCTGAAATAAACCCATAATAATTATTCCTCCGCGGGTATTGGTGCCGTTTCCGCTTCTTCTATTGTAGCCGCGGCTTCCTGCTCTTCTTCTGCGGCCTCGTCTGCCATACTCCAAACCATATCGCCTGTATTTTGCTTCCATGCAGCAATTCCAAGCAGGGTAGAATAAAAGCAGTCGCCATGCCCGTCTGCTGTTTGTACTGCGTCAAGGTCGTTATCAACTACACGCATCTGCTTTTTTTGCCGCTCGTCCGGAACAAGTTCAAACGCCTTGTTGGTAACGAGGATGTCCATCTCCGTTGCCATTGCATATTGATTTTTGCCAAAGGTAATCGGCTGCATCTCTTCCGGCAACTCACCGCGCTCATCAAATGCTTCGAACTCTCCCCGGGTGTTATCGTAGAGCAGCAACCCGATATTGAAATGCTCTATTGCCTGTTTGAGCATGCGCAACTGGTCGCCATAATCCTTATGGTCAAACCACCGTGAACATATTTGCCGGAGCCCCTTGTAACCATTGGGATATTTAAACGGCACAAAAACGCCCAAATGGCTTGGGTGACGGCGTTTCCCTATATCGAACCCGGCAAATGCGGTCTCTTTCGCTTCATAACGATCACGCAGCCAGTAGTTGGCTAAATGCGGGTTTACTATCTGCTTTATATCTTCCAGGGAGAGGTATGCCTCTTCACTTGCTGCCGGGCTGTTCCTGTATTCTTTGGCAAACGCCTTGCGTCCAATTTCATTTTCTTTTGCCTGCAGCGCTTCAAACGGCCACTTCTCTGGCCATAAGACAATTTTATTCCGCAAGTCCAGATAACAATCTTTAACGCTGCATTTATACTCCGGCATTGATTTTACGCGCGAAAGCAGGTCGTCCTCGGTTTGAGGTGTCCCGGTAAGGTGCAGTTCCTCTGTTGGCATGTTGCTTATTTCTTGCAGGAAGATGTCGGTTACTTTGTGAACAGTTGAAAGGTCAAGTTTTTTGCGCTCGCGCGAATCGCTAAGTAAGTCGTCACAAATCATGCCTTTAGGATGTAACCCGCGTTTCCCTCCAAGAACACCCTCAGGAGTGCATACAAATTCTTTTCCGGCTATGCGGTAGTGCATTGCAGTTTCGGCTTCGGTCATATCTTGTAATCCGGGGTAAGCCTCAGGGATTGACTCAATATACCGTTTAACCTCTTTGATATGGTGTGACGCCAATGCTCGTTTATAGCTCATGTACATAAAATCCGTGTATAGTCTCTGTTCCATCTCTAACCGGTAAATCCGCCAAGCTAAATACGCCTTGTGAAGCGTTGTTTTTAAATGGTACCTTGGGCCCTCAATCAGTGTTTTCGGGTACGCCTGTATCAGTGTTGCCCAGTCCCATAGATGTTTGCCCCACTGGAAGTTTCCATCTACCCTATGTATGGCGATTGAAAACACGTTAAACAAAAACTCCCGGAAATAGTGTTTATTCTTCCACTTTTGAGATTTCGCCCCGGAGTTTTTCAATAAGCTTTTTGTCTTCATCCCCTGTAAATGGATTGTCTTCCGTTCCGCCGGTCTTTGCACTTTGCCGCCTCTTGCCCCTCAAAGCCCTGTTAAACTCTTGCACTGCCCTTAACTTCAGCCGCATATCATCGCACTGCATTAAGCACAGTAACAGTTGACTATCTGCAACCTCTTCCGTCAGTCCTCTGGCGTCCAATAGCTCCTGTATGCGCGAACATATGTAAGCATTGGTAAGCAGCCGGCAGGCATTTGCCTTTGCCGTGTCGTACTGGCTTTTGTCTTGCAGTTTAAGCCCATATGCTTTGCTGTATGCTCGTACTCCTATGCCAAAATACTCCGGATTCTCTGATGTGAATAACCTGCAAAACTCTTCTTGGCGCGGGGTTAGCCGTTCTGCGATCTTCTCCGGGGATGTTTTCCGGGCTGAATTATCGCTCTTGCGCTTCGCGCGCTTACGTTCGCCATTTTTACGAGTTTTTGCAGGTTTCCGGTGTACAGCTTTTTTTTTACCATTCTGGGGCCCCTGTTGCCGCCTCATAGTTAATAACCTGTCTATTTAAAGTTGAAATTTCGGGCACTGATTCCCCTTTGAACAATCCGGTGATGTCAACGAAATGATGCTTTTAAAAAACAAAAAACCAGGGGGGCCCATGACTATACATCTGGTGGTTGGGCCCACCTGGTTTAATTTTTACTGCGTTATGGCATAAGTATAATATTTTTGTATCTAATACGTCAACCTTTTTTTTGTCTTCCTTCCAATGCTAAATTTATTGCTTTTAAGTCTTCAATATCAATACGGCTCCATGTATCAGTAATATAATCTTTACTGACTTCAATCATGATTTCATACAGTACTTCCTGTTCTAATTGTAGGAAGTATTTTAAATTAATAGCGCCCTCTGGTTTGAATTTTTCGGATACGATTTCAGATGCAGTTGTGTCTTCGCAAAGCACATTTAAAATTATGCACAAAGCAATATGACTATCTATGTTTTTACACACTTCACTTCGTAAACGTACATCTTCTTTTTGTTCTTTTAGCGCATCTTCTCGGGCTTTTGATTCTTCTTCCTTGATTCTTTCCTGTTCCGGGTCAGGCGGCGGGGTTGTTAATTTGCTGCAGCAGGAGAGTTTTAAACACCGTTCAGTTATAACTTTAGAAGAATCTTCATTCCAATACTGTAAAGGCTCTATTGCAAAAACATGGTTTTTACACTTAAGACATTTATTTTTATAATTATCACCCAATCGCAGTTTGATTTCATTACATATTTCTGCCGTTTCATGCCTGGAATAATTATTTATCCGGCTTTTTAGCTCGGATTCTAACTCAACTTTATTCCCTTTCTTTTTAAGCTCTTTAATTTTACGCGCAAATTCTTCTTCGCATTTGCCATCGAAGCATTTAGTATTAAGACATCTGCCAGATATGCTTGTGTCAGAGTCAAATAGGTCCTTTTGCGTGGTCCCATTATGCGGGCACGTTTCACAATCTGCTGTATTAAATGGCGCACCAGATATTTCTTTGCCTTGGTATTTAAGCATATTTTCCGCGGCCCGGATGCTAAGTTTTTCGCGCACAATAGTATCCAGCATTCGCAGTTGAGCCTCCGGATCCTGAACACGTACCATCACCAGCCCGTGTCCTGGGCTGATTGTCTCTTCCGCGATAGCCAGCTTTACTTTATCCGGCAAATCCAACAACTTCAATCTTCCGGAAATGTATGATTCTGTCTTACCAGTTTTACTTGCGATTTCAGCAATACCCATACCTTTTGTTTCGTACTGCATTAATAACCTTTTGAAAGCCTCTGCCTCGTTAATGGCATTCACATCCTGCCGCTGGAGATTTTCAATTATTGCTATTTCCAGCGCTTCCTGGTCATCTACTTTACGAACAATGCATGGTACATTATCCAGGCCTAGAGAACATGCTGCAACATACCTGCGTTCACCACAGACTATCTCAAACTTCTTTGGATTTCCTTTAAACGGACGAACAATTATTGGTTGCAATATACCATGCTCTCTTATAGATTCTTCCAGCTCGTAAATACTTTTATTTTTTACTACCCTTCTTGGGTTAATATCTGATTTAATAATATAGCCAACATTTATGTTTAGTATTTCTGTAGTCATTTTGTTTTATTCTCCCTGGTATTTTTATATCTCTTTAGTTTTATAATTATTTCTAATGAACCTTGCAAAAAATTTGCCTTTGCTGTCTGATGCCATTAATGACTGATGAACGCATTCTGGCACGCCAAAATAATCATATACCATCCCACTTTTAAACTCCACCCGGAGCTTTTCATCCTCTTTACTGTATCCGATTTTTACAATATTGCTGCTTTCTACTGGTACCATTTCAATTCTTTGCATGATTGTTCTCCCGTTCTTTAATTTCATAATTCCATCTTCTGGCCGCATAAGTAATCCCGGCATTATGTTCTATTTCAAAATTACACTTCGCGCATTTTATAATTGCATGTATCTGCGTATCAATTATTAAATCCGAAGACTTACAGATCGGGCACGGCTTTAACTTTGGACTCCGAATATTCATCACCTATTATGTTTTTTACTTTCCGTAAACTGGTTTCATTTTGTGTTCTTTCTCCTATTCTATCACCATCACTATTTTGGCTGATACAAACTGCCCGTGCATACAGGGCACGGTGAATTGATATAACACAAACATGATTTGCTCGCCGTAGGGCATGTGTCGCACACTTCAGTTCCGTTATGTTTACAATCTTGACAAATTTCATTTTTCAACTCGGATCACCTCCTTTTAATCATCTGGAATTGCTCTGTCTTTTCCGGATTTATAATTATCTATTGGACCGCAAAATTTGTGCCTTATTTCCTGTATTTTCTTTTGAATTTTTACCCTCCGGCACACCTCACACTGGTAGCTATTGTATTCTGCAGGCCTGCCACATGCGCAGCGCTTTTCTCGTGTGTCGTTTAAAATTGCATCTTGCTCAAGCATAAAAAACAGCTCACAGTCCGGGCATTCTCCAAGCGGCAGCTTTGTTTTATCAATTCCGGAAATCTTATCCTCAGGGTGAATCTGCTTCCCGGCTTTTGAGTCATATGCAACAATAGCCCAGCACCTGCGACAGATCGTTAACATGGCCATTAACTTGCTCCTATTCCGCGCTGCTGCATCATCTTTGCGGCTTCAGCTATTATGTCCGGATCATTTGTGTGCAGCAGATAGCTGTGTTTGCCATGCTTTTTTATAGCGGCCGCTTTACGGCAATCCCACTCCTGCCAGGCGACGTCGTTTATTTTGTCGTTGATTGCATCGCTTTTCATACCCTGATCTTCCATCTGCCTACGGATTATCGGTTTTACTTGACGTGTTGCCTGCGCCCTGGCAGCCTGCTCGTAATACTTGGGGAATTTTGACGGCCGGAAAAGCGTATCCGGGCATAAATACTCTGACATCTCACTGCGGTCTTCAGGGAAATCCAATTTGCCTGTAATCTTGTCGCGCCAACGCTCTTGCCAGTCCCATACTTTTTGATCAATTGCTGCCTTCATCATATCGGCAGTGTATCCATCCTTGTAGCGGTCAAGTATTACCTTGCGGTATGGTTTTGTCTTTGGATCAAATTTCCTGCCGGCTTTTTTGTTGAGGTAAAGAATAATCTCACCAGGGTCAAACTCCATCTCCATTGCTGTTGGCTCAAAAGAAACCGGCGGGCAATCCCCCTGTGGGGGTAAGGGGGTTTCTTTCCTTTCTTTCCTTTCTTTAGGCTCGTCGGTAATCGTTAGCACTTTTGTAAACTTTTGTTTACACTTTTGTAAACTTTTATTAGCACTTTTGTAAACGGCTTTTTCTGTTAGCACTTTTGTAAACGGTTTCCATTTGGTAAAGTCCTTCTGAAAACCATATTCACCGTTAGCACTTTTGTAAATCAAACTATGTTCCATTGCTTTGCGTATTGAACGTATAATTGAGGGCTTTTTTAAACCCGTCATTGCTGCAAAACGCTCCAGGGTGATAACATCTATTTTCCGCTGCCAGCCATACGTTTGCCGGATAACAACATCAACTATCTGGCGCACTTCACCAGGTATCCTGTTTCGGCAAAGAGCCTCCAGTATCTCGTTTGACAGTGCTGTAAATTTGTCAGGCTGTGGATTTGCCATTGTTTAACCCTTGATTGAATTTATGCCGCTCTGCTGCCTTAAACGCTTCTCTATAAGTCCGGTAGCGCATTGAATTCCCAAACCTATCTTTTTCAACCGAATTCCCGAATTGGCGATATGTTTTACCGCCCGTTTTAAAATCCGCCTTCACAAAACAAAATATATGCCTGCCGTCTTTAAAATCCGGAGAGCCTTTCCCATAATTTACAACGTGATATTCACCACAATCGGAATAAAAACACTTTCCAGACCCATCCTCGTAAGACCATTTTTTAAACTTCATTTCCTAAATCCTTCCTGCTCGAGCGCGTTTTCAAGATCTCGAACGTTGCGGCAGATATAGTATTTGTAACCAAGCGACTCCACAAAATGTTGAAACTGTGCTTGCTCAGGGGTTTGCTCCCCTGACGCATCCTTTGCTTCAATAAAAAATGTGTGGTTTCCGGATAAGAATATAACCAAATCAGCAGTGCCGCGCCTGGCCAGCTTTATATACCGGCTGCGAAACTGCCCTGCTTTAGTTTTGTAATCCGCCTTTATTTTGCCTGAGTTTAAGCGGATATACTCAAGCCGCCGTGCAAGGCGGTACATCTCTAACCGGTCAAGCATAAACTTAAGTATCTGTGCTTCGCTAAACCCTTTTTCGGACTGTTTCAACTTCCGGGCAATCCTTACCCCATCGGATAACGTTTTTCGGCTTTTTTTCGGCTTTCCCTGACCAACTAGCTCACCAGGAAATATCCCTATTGCTCGAGCCTGCTCTTCGCTTATCCGCATATAATTGTTTCCTCTCCAGAATATTCCTTTTTGAATTCTCTACCCTCAATAACCTGTGTTGAGCCCTTAATCGGCCCGGCAAGTATAATACGTTCCGGAATAGTATCTGTTATGGTTTCCCGGAGGTATTCTATTAATAAGCCACTCTCCCGTTTCTGCTCAATTTCTTTCGGGTTTTCATCTAAAACAAATGTCACAATCATGTGTACTTTGGCCATAATTATTTCCCTCCCGGGTGGCGCTCAACTAACTGGCTTTCGTCAAGTATTCCAACAGTTTCAATCATTTTTTTCTGCTGGTGATATGCTGTGTTTTTGCGCTTCCAATACATATTAAATTTATAAAGAAAACTCACATACCAGCTTTCAGGTTTTACACTATGTACTTTCATCCGTTTATTCCTCCACTCCCCAGGGCCGGGCCCTGTCACCGCAGCCCCGGGGATAAATGGTTTAACCGTATTTAACTTTCTTTCGTGCCGGTTTATATTCAACGCTTACCGGCTCGCCTTCAACCAATATTGCTGTGCGAGTAGGTTTCCCCTCATCAATTAATCGGTTGTTGTTTTCATCCATTTCCTGCACAAATGCGCGTTCCAGTTTCTCAAGCTCATTTTGTGCATCTTTAACCTTTGCCCTGGCAAGCATACACTCCCGGGCGCGCACTTCAAGCGGATCCGGCTTAAATCCCGGGAGCATTGGATCAGGCATTTTGGATTCATCCGGAGGAGCTACTGGCGGAGAAACCTGAACGATACCTGTTCCAATATCATTCCCGGGTTCAATTATCTCCGGTTCAATAACATTCCCCCCCCCATTTTCACTAACTACCGGATCAGTATTTTGCTCCATTTCATCTTTTTGAGTTCTTGCTTTGACTGTTAATACCTGTTTCATGCCCAATTTCTTACGAACGTTTGCCTTTTTTAAAGCGCCTCTTAAAACTCCTCCAATTTGCTTAGATCCTCCGGACACTTGCGAATGTGCGCGCATTTCTTTATATCCTCCTTTTATTTTTTAAGCCTGGAATGTTCAGGCGTTAATGATTCATACTCCCATCCGATAAACTTTACGTTGCTTTTTAACCTGGCATACCCGCCTATTGTGAAAACATGCCTTGGGACAGAGTCGTAAACAAAAAGCACAGCATCTGCGCCATCTTTGCTATGGGTTTTATATATCCGGGCACGTGATAAGTTTTTTTCAAAAATAATCCGTTTCCCAAGGTTAACCATATCATCAATGTCCGGGCCGCAAAAACTATAGTGGACAATGTTGCCCCAACTGCCTTTTTTAATCTGCCGCTTTATATTCTTTTCATTCTCTGTAGCGGATGGGTTATGCAACTTTATACTTTCAGTTTCGTTATCGTAAATCTGCCTTACCATATCCTCAAACATAAAATATCCTCCATCAATATAATCCGCGCGCCTCGTCAGCGTGCATCGGTAAACGTTTTTTCAGTGCCTGGATAATCTCGCGCACAGCCTCAAATTTGCGGTCATACCGGATTTTAGAGCGGTATTCATTTGATTGTTTTGCTATGCGTTCAGCCTCGGTTTCGGTTTTTGCAAGCCCTGATATACGTATACTTTCAATCTTGTTGTAATACTCAACTTCTGTATCAGCACACACATCAGATAGCGTGGATAGGTAAACCGAAAGTTGTGCCGCATAATCTGCGCAATCTCTGGGATTTAGTGTTTTTAGATTTCGTTTAACGTTGGATATTATCAACTCTATATCTTCCAAATCCTGTTTGTATTTTTCATTGTCCATTATTTCACCGGGTTATCTTGATGCGCTTCCGATTATTGTTTCTTCGTAAAACTCTACTCCTGGTATAGGCGGATTCCCATGTGTAGCAGTGGCGTATCCGTCAAGCTTTGTTTGGTCGGGTAATTTATATGCGTCAGGCAATATTGCAAAGTTAACTACCCTGGCTTTCCATTTCTTGCGTTGATTTAAACCCGGTATTTTTGGCATGGCAACAGACGGCGGAACTGGAGGGGCAGGAACAAACACCTGCTCTTTCTGAGCGTCAAACTGCTGGGCTGATTCTGTATCGCCAAGCAACGCGGCCTGCTCTGCTTGTTCTTCCAATCTTTTACGTTCAGCATCCTCTTGTTTCTTTCGCTCTTCATCAGCTTTTTTCTGCGCCTCTCTACGCTCTATTTCTTTTTTTTCAAGGTAAGCCCGTGTGGCGTTTTTAAGTATAACCTCGGCCTGAGTTAACCGGTCAACAGCGGGACGGAAGAAATCCATAACAGCTTTTTTTGCCTGGTCAATCGGGCCGGTTATTTTTTTCCGCGCCTCTTCTGCTCGATTAAATGCGCCCTTTATTCTTGCCAATGCCTCAGCAGTCTCCTGTAACTGTTCATCGGTGGTAATCACATACGTTTGATAGCTTGTGGCTAATTCAACAGCTTCCTGTACAATCTTTTTATCATCGGCCGTAATCTCTTTCGGCAACTGCGCTGCTTTTGTTTTTGTGGTAACCATTTGATTCCTCCATTATTTTTTATGCAGACTTTTTTAAAAGTCCTTCGTCACGCTTAAATCCATACGACACAATGAGAGACTTTGCTACCTGGTCATGTTTGGCATTATCCGCAACGCTATACCAATGTATCCGGTAATCGTAATCAAGTACCTGCAGCACTGCTCTTTGATTTACAACCATATCCGGATGCCGCTCGTTCCATGCAATGCGATAAAATGCTGTTTGAATCTTTGCTGCAGGCCTTATTGATGATGGACTCTTTAAGTCAAACAGCATTAACTTATTATTTATTCGAAATATCCGATCAAGCGTACCCGCAAACCACCATGCTAAAGAACACACTGAACATTCATTCGCCACAACTTCCGGCTGGCAATCCCGAAGAAACTTTTTGTATCCTTCAAGCCTTGGGATAAGTGGTACCGTTAAAGGATTTTCGGCAAGACGCGGCTCGTCCAGTATGCCTTTGTCATATGCCTCGCAAGTTTTATGCACATTTGTCCCAAACTCCTGCGCAGCTGCCAGCGTAGCGGAAGGAATCATTGAGAAGTCAGACAACCCTCCGGCCTCAATTATCCCCGAAACTCCAGGTATAACTTTGCCATCGTAGTAGTACGTATGTGTTGCAGGGTCAAATATAAACAGCTCCGGATTATACATTCGGCACCTCTAAAATCCAATATCAATTACAACTTCTTTGGCAGTTGCGCGCCATATCTCGTTTTGGTAAATGATAGAGACATTATTGCCTTGAACTATATCGCCCTGTTTATATTTTTCGTCAGGGTTTTTGTTCCAAGCCGACAGAACCAGACTCTGAGCATTAGGAGCATCGCTATCCGCAATTAAATAATCAACAATCTGGTCCGGCTTCCCATTATGCGGACGAGTTGAGCGCGATATAAGATAACCCCACACTGAAGCCACAGTTTCATTCGGGTGAGTCTTCGCCTGGGATATAGTTAATGGCACCTGTTTAGCAGACGACTCTGCAGGCGGCGGGGTTGCTGGTGCTGGTATGGGTGCGGGAGCTGCGGACGGAGCAGGTTTGCTGGCTGCAGCATTTACCGGAGTTATCGGAATGTTTGCAGGAGCTGGCGCATGAACTGTTTGCTGCTGCGCTGGTTGCGACTTAAGCGGCGGCTCTGCCGTTGCCGGCTTCGCTCCAAATGAAGGTGCATCAGACATCTCTTCGCCCGCAACAATACGTTCTCCTTCGTCCGGATCATAAATTCCGCTGAAACCGTGCGCTATACGTGCACCTTGTATATATGCCTTATGACGCAGCATGCGGCGCGGCCATTTCTTCCAGGTATCCGTTCCTTTATTGCACTCGTCAAGATATTCGGTTACAACAACCGGATGATCTGTGTTCTTTAAATAAAATGTAGCTGTGACGCTTTTTAATTTTCCGTCTTTGTCCTCGTTCTCAATTAAGCTCACGCCATTATTATTATCCTGACGATTAACCAGCGATATCCATCCATCAATGGGGACTATCGGGACAACGCCTTTCTGCGATGGAAATGCATATATCTCTTTCAGTATTGGATTGAGATTATACGTGTTTGCAATGATAACCGCTGCCATAAACTCCGCATCTGTTTTGCATTCCTTGAACGCTGTTGCCTTTAATGTCTCTTTAAGTTCAGCCGGGTCAACTTGAAGCCGTGCCGCCAATGCTGTTAATGCATCCGATTTCTTTGTTGCCAAAGCCGTGCCGCCTGTTTGAGTACTTTTATTCCCTGCCATTTGATTTGTACCTCCCTGAATTTATTAAAATGCAATCAGCTTAACGCCAAAAATTGAAACTCGCTTTTTGTTACGGCGCTTGGGAGATATGATTTTGTTTATCGCCCAAGTACCCGGAACTTTTATTGCCTGATAATACTCTTTTTCGGTCACCGTTTTTTCCTCCTGTTTTCCCTGGGCAGATACATCGGCCCATTGTTTTTTAAAACATCCGCATATTTATTCCATACCCAAAAAACCAACGGGGCACAAAGTACATAAATTAAAATCGCAATGGCCACATCATTCGGTTCGGGATTCATATTAAGCACCTCCCTGATTGAATATCTCTTCCCGGCTCTTTTCCTCACAGGCATCAACAAACCGCTGATATTCATCCCAACGAATCCTCCAGGATCTGCAGCTGGTCTGGAATGCCTTTATTTTCCCCTCCATTATCCAGTTATAAATCGTCTTGTAATCATGTTTTACAAGCTTGCTGAACTCGTCAATGGTCAACAGATCCTGCCGGGCAGATACTACCGGCAAAACATCCATTATCACCCTTTGCACAATCCCGCTTAATTCTCTTTCGGTAAATGTTAATTTGCGCTCATTCATTGTTTTTCCCCTGCGCAGCGTTTTTAAAATATGCTTTAATCGTCATTAGAGCAGCGATTGCTTCATCGCACTCGCGCTGTACCTGCTCAGACTCAACCGGAGTTACTTTTTTGTCAGACACGGCTTTTATTGCCTGTTCTGATGCGTTGGCTGTTTCTTTAATAGCACGGCATACATCAACTGTTATGTTGGTATTGTATTTTGCGTGCTTTGATGGCGCCGGGATGCATATCTGGCCGCACTCCTGGCTTATATACTTCAGCAATGTTAAATCTCCGGTTATATTGGTATTAAGAATGAGGTTTGTTACCGGCAAAAGCACTCCGGATGTATCCGGATTTTCGGCATGCCTGTAAATCGTGCTTTCAGACTGGCCAGTAATCATTGCTGCGATTGTGGTCAGTTTTCGCGGGAACCGGTTGTTCATTTCCTTGGCAAGAATCCAGATCATTTGACGATGCTTCTCATACCCATGCTTTAATTCTTCTATTGATTTCATTGCTGCACCTCCATCACTTGCGAAAACTGTATATTGTGTTCGCACTTTCTTTCAGATAAAATAAAAGCGCAAGAGGTAGGATGCCCGGCCCAACGGACAAGGAAAACCCTCTTGCGCTTGTACATATAATTTAATGAATTTGTAACCCTGAAACGGGTCATATCGCACCTCGGATGCCTTGCCAAATCCTGCTAAAAATGGTAAAAGTAGAGCGGAGCAGGTAAAACGAAGGGTGCGAAGCTACGTTTTCCGAAATTTTGGGGTTCCGGTCTGTCCGCTCTACTTTTTTTAAATTGGTTGGATACTACGCTCGCACCGTTCATTGAATTTAAGCCTCGTTTATTTTGAGGCAAGTTATAATTTGTTAAGTTGAGATTTCGCACCGCGTATTAAAATGTTATCACTGTTATCATTATTACCACTACGATTATAATAATTATCATTTATTATGTCAAGTGTTTTTATTTTTATTATCACAATTTAATTCATTGGCGGAAAGAATGAACTGGGACGAGTTGCTAAAATTAATTCATACTTTGATCGACGAACACAAAATTAATCAGCGATGGATTGCAAACCATATGGGAACCAGTCCCGGTTTAGTTAGCAACTGGCTCAAGGGCTTGAGAATACCGCAAGATAGAACAATAGGTAAACTTGAAAAGGTTTTACGCGAAAGTAATTTAATTAAGGCAGAAGAACCAAATATCGACATAAAATCATCTGTCCCAATGACTGGAGAAAATATAATTAATGTGCCAATTCTTGCTGACATACCAGCAGGCTTGCCGGATTATTCAGAAAAGGACGTAGAATTCTTTTTTAACATCCCAAGATTTATGTACCCCGGAGCGGACTTTGTCATCCGATGCGTCGGGGATAGCATGTATCCGGAAATACCAAATGGGGCCTATTGTGTTATACGTAAAGAATCAGAACCAATTAACAAAGCAATAATGATTGTAAAAACTGAAGAAGGCTTCACAATGAAGCGCATTGTAAAAAAAGAAGCAGGAATCGAACTGCATCCGGCAAACGGGGATCACAAAATCATCCGGCCAAAGGAATTGCGAATTGTAGGGGAAGTAATAGGTACTTTTAATAAAATAAAACGGGGTTAAATGGAGGGTAAATATATATGAAAAAGCTGCTTCTTTTGCCAATTTTATCTATTTTATTTTTTGGTTGCGCAACTATGAGTAGTTTAAGCTTTGATGAAAAAGAAGCAATGCAAACGCGGATTTACAACGGTGGTTATGATGATATTTTTAATGCCGTTTTTAATGTCCTTGATAAGCCACGCATATTTGTATTTAACATAATTGACAAACCAAATGGATACATCGCAACCGACTGGACAAGCGCAGAGCAAGCATTTGGCAGCATGAACCGCTATAAAATGACAGCGCGCATAATAAAAATCGATGATATTTCTACGCGTGTTAATTTAAAGATAATTTCAGAAATAAGATACGATGGTTTTATTGTACCCAGTCCAGATTGGCAAGATAATACAGAAAATCTTTTTGTTGATGACATAAGTGATTTATACTCAAAAACATTTAACGCCATTCAAAAATATTGTAATGACAACAAGGCAATCAAATGAAAAAGAAGCGAGCCAGCGAGTACAGCCCAATACTAAAGCGGATTCTGGCAGAAGAAAATCAAGAAATGGTCGTTGAAAGCGCAAAAGGTGAAGGCAAGGTGCGCTTTAGATTATCGTTACGAGACTTCTGCGGAGGAAAAACAAACCTGTTTAAGGAACTGCCGGACAACACCCCAAAAGAAAAACAAAATTAACCATGTCATACATTTACCGTCACGGAAAAAAATGGATGTTAGCCGATAATATACAGGTACCACTTAAGGATAAACAAAACAATCCGGTTACTGATAAAGATGGCAACCCTCTGTTTAAATGGAAAAAACTCTATATTGGTTCATCCCCGCTTAAGGCTTTAATTGAAAAAAAGAAACGTGATTATGACGAGGAAAAAGACAAAAAGAAACTCGGCATAAAAACACCTTCCGACATATCATTTAATGATTTCTGCAACAAATACCTTGAATACTCCCGCGGAAACAAAAGCGGCAGCACTCCATCTACTGATGAGAGGGCTATACGCAATTTTCGTGCCAAAGTGCCTATTGATAAGCTTTCGGAGCTTGGGCCGTATTCCCTGGAGCAGTTTAAAGCCGCATTAAAGACAGAGGGACGCAAACCTGATGGAATAAATACGGATCTGCGCGTTATCAAAAACCTTGGGTCAAAAGCGGTTGATTGGGAGTTCTGGGATGTAAACAAGTTGGGTCGGGTTAAAAATGTACCTGGAGGCCGGTCAAAGAAGATTAGATACCTATCCCCTGAGGAATGCACAGAAATTGTAACCAAGACAAAGGGATATTATAAAAGACTGGTGATGGTTGGATTGTTTACCGGTATGCGCTTAAGCGAAATGCTGCACATCTATATACCCACAGATCTGCATTTGTCACCTGGCAACAGTTATGTTGATGTAACTGAAAAAGAAAACTGGCACCCGAAAGGCTATAAATTCCGCAGGATCTACTTTGCGGACGGCCTTTATAATTATCTTGCTGAGGAAATAAAACAACATAAATCTGAATGGTTGTTTGCCAGGGATGATGGTAAGGTTCCGGATGCAAAGGTTATCTCTGCAGTATTCCGTCAAAAGATATGCACCCGGCTTGGCATAGATGGGTTTACATGCCATTGCTTAAGACATACTCATTCCGCGTATTTTCTTATGCAGTACAAGGACATATACGGTTTAAGCAAGAGATTGGGCCATAGCAGCGTTAAAACAACCGAAAGCCGGTATGGGTTCCTTTTACCAGGACACATCGAAGAACAGGGCATACAGTTCAAATTCCCGCATCTCCCATAAAAACTAAAAACCGGACCTTTTAAAGTCCGGTTCATAGTCACTTATAGTTACAACTTGGTTACAATCTTAACGCGTTCCGTCGAGGATTTTACTATATTTCCTCCGGGACCAGGATTCCTATATATAAAATTATAGCAATCTTTATACCGTTGAAAATACAATAATTTTTACAATTTGCCAACAAAATCAATGACAATTTGAAAATGCCCAGATTGGGCGGTATTGGGTATCATTTCTACGTTTAGTTACAATATGGTAGCAAAAAAACGAATTTTTGTAAAACAGCATCAGTATTTCCATATAACGCGCTGGGCATATGGATATCCGTCTGCGGGCGTTGCTATATCTATATGCACAAATCCACGTTCAAGGCAAATACCAATACGTACAATGCCCATATTGTAACATACTTCCATAAACTCGTAAAGCCAGTGGCTATCCGGATATTTAACATCAGCCGCAAGCCCTAAAGGATGCGAGCTGTTTGGCTTTCCGCCAACAGAGGCATTGTGCTTTTTACAGCGGGCTGCGCTTGTAAATTCAAGTCCTTTGCTTGTGCGCACAATCATTTCACGGTTTATTTTATCCAGCACCGTGCGAAATCTGGGCTGAATATCAAATCCGCAGCCACATTTACATTTTGTGTCATCCATGTTAGAACCTCATTGTTATACGTATTCCGCGATACGTAGTTTGTGTTATTGGGGTTTTAAACGTTCCGAACTCAATTGTGGGCCTGGAGCGGGCAATACCTTTACCAATACGCTGCACTTCAAAACACATCCGGAGCGCAGGTATTACCCACATTAGTTTTTTGCTTTCGGAGACACCTCCGCCATTTTTTGAAACTGTCTTTTCGCAAAATCAATTACATTTTCATCTAAGCTTTTGCCATGTTCTGCCTCATAGGTTTTTACAAGCTCTTCAAGGCATCTGTCAACATAGGCAAGGGATGTGATTTGCACATTATTCGGGATAATTGTCTCGATTGAGTGTGCCACAGGTATAATATACCTGCCAATCTTCTCAACCATTGCATCATCCGATTTTGTGCTGGTTTTTTTTACTACAAACAGCGCCACTGCAATTACTATGCCAAATAGAACGGCCACCCCAGTTACAGTATTGCTTAAATCAGCAATAACTTGCCCGAATTGACCTATACTTCCAGGAATACTGCATCCAGCAAACATAAACATAATTAAAGCCATTATTAACATTCCAATAAACCCTAATACTTTTTTCATAATAGTACTCCTCCTATTGTTTTTTTAATGTCTTTCTCCGACATACCCATTGATTCTGCCTACTGCTTCCTGAAGACCTTTTGTGCTATCTTTCAGCCCCTCCGTGGCATTCACTAAGTTCCCAAGCACTTCACAGGTTTTTGTTTGGTGCTCAAGTATCTGCTTTGTTTTTTCCTCCTGGGCCTGATGCTCTTTAAACTGATACGCATGCGCCTGCGTAACAGTATCGTGGAAAACCCTTGCCTGCTCGGTATGTTCTTTAAGCGCTCCGGACAGGTCTGCTATCAGTTTTACAAATGCCTCCTCTCTTGCTTTCGCTGCGGCAAGAATCGCATCGTTTGTTTCCTTCTGCTGCTGCCGGGTACTTTTCAATTCTTCCCGGTATATATAGATCATTACTGCTGACATCGCCACGCCAAGCCCAACCTGTTTAACCAATTCAACAAACGCTGCCGGATCCATTAAGATACTCCCCCTTTTGTTAATACTTAATGTGAAATGCCACATAAGCGTTTATGGGACGTGTTTCTGATGCTGTGCGGGGTGTGCCGTTTGTTCCGTCGGCAATAGGGGCGCGAACACTGTCGTCAGCTATATGGCTCGTATTGGCACCTGTGTTGTACGTTCTGGAGCCGGATCCAGTAGCAGCATTGTCATTCGCATGTTCCCAGGTTTCATGCCAATGACCCTGCATCGCATCCGTCTGCACAGACCCAATATTGTCTCCAGTAGCTCCACCAGTTGCCATGGCGGTGCGGCTTGCGCTGTTCGGATCACGTGACTGAGAATCATCTTTTCCCCTCAGAAATCTACCACGTAAATCCGGAACATTGAAATGCGTACCATCTGCGGCACCAAAAGATGTTCCAATTGCAGTAAACAAATCAGCATAATCCGCGCGCAATAGAGATTGTCCATTACAATACAAATATCCGCTCGGTGGAGTTACTGCACTAAATGCAATAATCGTGCCGGCAGGGACAAGATTCCTTCCAAAATCAATCCATGTACCTGCAATTGCGCAAAAGTACAGCCTTTTGGTATCTGTAGCGTAATACCAATTGTTTACGCTTGGGCTTGCGGCTTTGTTTGCGTCAAGCCCGGAGTTAAACGGAACGTGCAGTTCCGAGCCTGTCATCGAGCTGTGCTGTTTACTCATTGTGGGTTCCTCCTGTTAATATCCTTTTGCTTTCCAGTCTATTGCTCCGGTAGTCAATGCGCCAGTGCCATCAGCTCTTACTTCAACGGTGAACCCTGTCAGGCTCTTCGCCGTTACCCTTGCATACTTTGCCCCCTGAGCAATAACTTGAAGGTTTACGGTATTGTAAAACGCCTTATTAAATGTAATATTGGACGAGTTTACTACGTTTACATCATTTCCATTATCCTCTATAAGATATATCGTTGCGTGTCCCGTAATGTTGAATAGACTTGCATTTACATCTGTGTTATTATTTATCATCTCAAATTTAATTTGATAATACCGGCAAGTGTGTTCTCCTGGTGCATATAGTTGCCAGTCTTCCCATGTCGCATTATCAAGAGATGTGCGGATATAAATGTTATATGCACAATCAGATCCGGAATAATTGACATTTACCACAAGCCGCGCACGTACTATACTGCCCAAATTAACTTTCTTTGATATATATATTCCGCGACTGGCGTAATGGTCTCCAAAATATTTAAGACGTAAATATGACAATATTGTTTCCGTATATACCACAGGTATGCCCTCATCATCAGTAACCTGATTACCTATACTATCTATTACAGGCGCATCAGTTATCTCGACAGTTTCTTCAAATCCTTTAAGACCGGTCTGTATGACAGTGTCGCCAGCATTGTCAACTATCGTATCTCCGGAATCATCAACCACTGTTTCAGAGTTTTCGCTTGATTCTACAATTTGGCCATCTCCCCAGGTATCCAGCAATGTGCTCTGTAAAGCAACAATCTGTTCTACTCCGGTTATTTCAATTACATGCACTGCCTCAGATAGGGAGTAATTACCGGTTGTATCAATGGCTTTTATCATATATCTGAGCTCACCAAATGCATAAACCGGCATACGACAAATGTTTGACTGTACATTTGTAGCAACAATTGTTCCACGGTCCCAGCTATCGCCTTCGCGTATCTCGTATCCAAATATATCAACGTCAGAGTTAGGCGCCCAGGAAAACACTATATCGCTGCCATCTTTCATAACTGAAAAACCGGCAACTATTGTGGGAGGAGCTTTCTTCCCAATTATCTGTATGGTTGCCTGAGGGCTTGCAGATATTGCCTTTTCTCTTCCGAAATCGTCAACGCTCACTACTGCGATTGTGTAAGATACGAGATCAACAATGCCACCTACAATTGAATAATTATTGTCGTTTGTCTCGCCTTTATATGCCCAAGACTTCCCGGAATCGTCTGATATATATATGCGGGCCTTCGCATAAGGTTTAAGATTATAAGCCGCGCTAACCGGCTTGTTAAACCATATATCAATGACGTCTTCAATTCGTCCATCAGATTGCTTTACTATCCTTTCGGTAAGCCATAGATCCGTGACATCCGGAACGTCTACACGCAGCATGCTTTGACTTGCTGAAGGGATAATAACTGCACTGTCGTCAAATACGTTCTCGTTGTATTCAACAGCAGAGATCTCAACTTCATGTTCGCCTTGCTTTGTCATTGATATAATCCGGAAATCTTTTTTAACCTTGGTGCTTTCTCCAAAACTATATACGTCATAAACTCCCGGAACTTGGGAAAATGCTTCCGAAACATGTAGTTGCGTATAATTCCCCG